ACGAATTTCGGGACGGCGTTATTCGTATCCCTCTCGAATCAAGGAACCCATAGGAGATTATTATGGCAATTACTCAAGCTGTATGTAACAGTTTTAAAGTGGAGATCCTGAAAGGCCTACATAACTTTACGGCAACGACAGGGAACGCTTTTAAACTAGCATTATACGACAACGAAGCAACTTTAAGTAAATCAACAACTGCATTTCAACAAACTGACGAAGTAGCAAACTCAGGCACTTATTCTGAAGGTGGAGGGGCGTTAACATCTGTTACGCCAGCATTATCTACAGACACTGCTGTTTGTGACTTTAGTGATATATCTTTTACAAGTGCAACTATTTCAGCACAAGCTGCTGTTATTTATAATAGTTCAACTGTATCTGGTTTAACTACAAATGCATCTGTTTGTGTGCTTGATTTTGGTGCGGTTAAATCTTCAACTTCAGGAACATTTACAATTACGTTCCCTGCTGCTGAAGCAACTGCTGCAATTTTAAGAATAGCATAGGAGATAATTCATGGCCTCTATCCAAGGATGGGGCCGACAAACCTGGAATTCGGGTGCATTGAACCAACAAGCACCTGTTTCTGTTACAGGTAATGGCCTCACGTCATCTCTAGGAACTGAGACAGTTGCGACTGATCAGAACATATCTGTAACTGGTGTTGGTTTAACATCAACTGCTGGAACTCTTACTGCTGTTGGTATTGCTCAGGTAAATCCTTCGGGAAATTCTCTTACATTTAGTATTGGAACTGAGACAGTATCAACAGATCAGAACATATCTGTAACTGGTAATTCTCTTACTTCTTCTGTTGGAGATGAGTCACAATCAGTAACATCAACAACTGGTTGGAACCGTGATACAGATGTAAACACAGGTGCCTCTATTGGATGGGGTGATCAACAATGGAATGCGGTAGGTGGTTCATTTGCTCTTACAGGTCAAGCACTTACTACCTCTTTAGGAACAGAAACAGTTGCCACTGATCAAAATATATCTGTAACTGGCGTTTCAACAACTTCATCAATAGGAACTTTCTCAATATCAGGTGACTCACAGGTAACTGTTGTTGCTGCAAGTGAACCTCAACTTGATATTTCTTTAGGTACACCAGAAGCTGATCCAGAATTTGTTGTATTCCCATCAGGTAATGCAATGACATCTGCTGTTGGCACTGTTGGAACATCAGTATTTGTTACTGGTGTTAATATGACATCTTCTTTAGGAGATGAAACACAAGAAACGAGCTATGAAGCACCTAGTGTTTCTCTTACATCAAGTATAGGAACTTTAAATATTCGCACAGATGTTAGCTTTACACTGACTGGAGTTTCTGGTACAATAAGCACAGGTAATCTACAAGGAACTTTCTGGTCCGCTGTAGATGACTCTAACTCAGCCATAAGTTGGGCAGAAGTCCATAAAGCTGCATAAAAGTTTTGACAAACTTTGAAATAATAACTAAAACTTTATTAGGAGATTAAATGAGTTCAACTTATTCAACAGGCTTACGAATAGAGCTACAAGCATCAGGAGCAAATTCAGGTACTTGGGGCACTATTACGAATAATAACTTCTCTCAAGTTTTTGAATTTGCAATTGCAGGTGTTTATTCTAAAGCAATCACAACAGGGACTTCAACAACGCTAACAAACGGCGATGGTCCTCAAACTCAAGCAAACAACGAAGCAAGACAAAACCAATTAATTTTTACAGGAACAGTTTCTACTACTCATACAATTCAATTCCCTGCTACTCAAAAAACAATGGGGATTTACAATAACATTTCTGGTGGCGCAGATATATCTGCAAGACTAGGTGCTTCAGGAAATACTGTAACGGTAACTAATGGTAAGTATAGATTATTAGCTACTGATGGAACTAATTGGTATGATATTTTTAATTTAGCTGGTTTGGGTGAAACTTGGCAAATTAAAACTGGTAACTACACAGCCTCCGATGGTGACAATCTTTTCGTTGATACATCTGGTGGTGCAGTTCAAATAACTTTACCTTCCTCTCCTTCAATTGGCAATCAAGTAAAAATTATTGACGCTGAGGGAACTTTTGGTACAAACAATTGTACAGTGGCACGTAACTCTGAAAAGATTCAAGGTGCTACGTCAGATTTAACAATTAGCACTAACGGTGCGGGCATTGCTCTGGTATATGTAAACAGTGACAATGGATGGAGGTTGAAATATAACGACTAATGGCTAACTTACAAGATATAGTAAACAGAAGTGAAGTAGGGGCTATTAAGCCTTGGACTAAAGCTACAGCACCAGCAGGTTATGTTTTATGTAATGGTGCAGCAATATCAAGATCAACGTATGCAGATTTATTTGCTGTAATTTCTACAACTTATGGGTCTGGTGATGGTTCTACAACTTTCAACGTTCCTCAATTACAAGGTAAAATGCCACAAGGTTATGATGGTAATACTTATAATTTAGCAGGCACTGGCGGTGCAAATACAGTAACTGTATCTGTAACAAATAACCAATCTGCTACAAATGCTACAAACCAAGCTGTAACTGTAACAGGTAGTATTAGTAATACGTCTTTAACAACAGCTCAGTTAGCTGCTCACGATCATAAAATGCGTTGCTGGACATATCCTGCTCCGTACACGGCTGCAAACCAGTATTGTAAATTTTGTGTTCAAAATGGAACAAACTCAGCTAATATTTCTGGTATAAAAAATACTGAACCAGAAAATGGTTATAGTTGTATAACATCAAGTGGATCTGGTACTGGTCACAATCATTCACACACGTTATCTGGAACATTAACAGGTAATATAACCACAAGTCTAACTGGCTCTGTAACAGCATCAGGCACAAATTCATTTTCACCTTTTGTGGTGGTAAACTATATTATAAAGCATTAGGAGAAGAAATGGCAACACATGTAACAGTAATCTACGGGGAAACAATCTTAATTGATTATAATAAAGAAATTAATTGGGTTGATAAAGGAACAAGTTTTCCTGCTTTACCTAACACAGTTCATGCTGTTATTTGGAATGATTTAACTGGCCAAAATGAGGTGCAGTTTAAAGATGCTTCTACTGGTAATATGACTGGCAACACAAATCTCAATGCTAAAAGTGACACCATACATGGTTCAATTACCGTTCAAAATCTTTTAGATTATTGTGACACAAGAATTTCTCAAATTAACCAAGCTCATGCTGATTTTTTAACAGCCAGTCAAGCTGCAAAAACGTCATTTGTAAATGATGGAAATAATGAAGATGATTTTAAGGAGACAACTTCTGGTATTTCAGCTTATTGGGATTTTTCAAAAACTTGGATAGATTACGATTCAAATTACTCATAAAAGTCACCCCTTATTTGTAATACTTTTCTTTTTTTAGGACCTGTAACACAATTAACTTTATGTTGAATTCCATTTTTAATTACTAAAAGAGAGTTAGGTTTTGGTAATGAGGCAAGAGGCAATCCTCTTCCTGTATCTATTAAAGTTTCTCCTCCCCAATTACCATCCCATTCATCATGTATATAAAAAGAATAATTTAAAGTATAATTACCATCATCGTGCCAATTAATACCTGAGTATTTTTTATATTCATAATAACAAATATGAATATAAGAATTTTTTTGATATGGAATAAAAGGACATTTGGTAAAAGTATTTAAAAAATCTTTAAATATTGAGTAATCTGTTTTAATTTTATCTTTTTTAATTTCAGCAAATATTTTAGATTGTTTTACTTCTGTTACAGTTAAATTTTTATCTTGATCTTTAAATAAATTATCATCCCACTTGTCAAAAGAACTTTCTTCCGCAACAAAATTAAAATTAGAAATTTTTGTAAATAAATCAACAGGTAAAAAATTATCAATGATTAAAGCACAATCATCAATGTTAGCTGAAATATGCATTTATCTGTATGATTTTTTTTGCCAAAAATGTTTTTTATATCTGTCTAGCCATTCACTGTTTATAAGATTTATAGTTTTTAAATGTAATTTTTCTAAATAAAATCCAGCCCACATTTTCCACGACTCTCTTTTAAAAGGAATAACTTGTATCATAGGTTCTCCCTTTTTAATTAAAAACTGTTTGTCTCTTTTACGTAATATAAATGGAAAATTTATTTCATTTACGTATGTGTCGGTATCAACACACCCAGGTATAATCTCAAATCTAAGTTCTAATCTATTCATGGGTTGTATAAATAAACAACTGTAGCCTGGTGGTGTTTTTATTAACCATTTATTCATAAACTTACCAGCAGCTACGCCTGTTGTATTATGCCATTCTTTTGGTAATTGAACATTATGATGCATTCCTGTGTCTGATTGCTGTTTGTTAGAAGGGGTAATACTAAAATCATCTTCCGTGGGGTCTATAACATAATCTTGATCAAAAGGAATAATGTATCCCATTGTTAAAGAATCTAAAAAAGGAATACAAGTTTTAACAGTTGCTTGGTGAAGATTATCTTCAACAAATCTTCCTAATTTTTTATACTCTGGTGGTATAAATCTTGACGCTGGTTTTGGATGAGGCCAAATATCTTTCATGTTTTCATCCGTTGCACAAAAAGTTATTTTTTTATTAAACATATTTTTCTATAAAATTAAATGACATGGATCTCCTAATTTCCCCTTTTATTTTTGTTTTAAATGGCATCACACAATGTTGATGTTTTGCTTCAAAAATATAAAAATGACCTACTTCAGGTTCCATCCATGTGGTGTGTACACCATCAACGTCTGTAAAACCTATAAAACCATCTTTAAATTTATGAGGGTCTTTTGCATCATTAATAAATTCAGGCACTTTTAAAAACATTACGCTAGACCAACCAGTGTTATCATGATGAGTGTGAGGAGGGTTATATTCTCCTTCTTTCATATCATTTATCCAACAGCTTAAAATTTCTAATTCTTTGCTTCCTTTGTATAAATTTACTTTTTCTGCTGTTTCAATGTAATCATTCATACAATCAACTATATGTTTTGCTATTTTTGTTTGACCAAGTAAGTGAGTAAACCCTTTTTCTGAATCTAATCGACCAGCTAATTTAGGACCAAAAGAATCTAATTTTTCTTTTTCTTCTTCATATCGAAGATTAATATCTTCAATAGCTTCTAATGGCATTTCATACTTTTTTACCATTCTTCCAAACATTGTTGTTTGTGCTTTCATTGTTTTGCGTAAAAGTTACCTGATATTGACACTCTTTCAATATCAGTGTTATTTTGAGTAGTATAATGAAAAACTTCACTAGGAAAAACTAATAACATTTTTTCTTTAGGTGTAATTGTTTTTTCAATTATTTTACCATTCCAAAATAAAACAAATTTTAAACTACCTTGTTTCTCTATAAATTTAGGGTAATAAACAAAAGAACACAAAGCGCCATAATGATTATGCAAATTTGTTTGTGCTTTAGATGGTGTTTTATGAATCCATATATCCTGAAGTTTTAATTCTATATTTATTATTTTTTCTACTTTTGAATGTATTATTGTTTTAAGTTCTTTTAACATAGAAGTATCAGGATATTTAAAATCTTCAAAAAAAGTATTATCATTATCGTCATTTTTTCTAATATGACTTTTATTCACCTCTTTCATTAAAGCATTGGAATTTATATCTATATAATCTTCAAATACCTGAACAATTGCTAGAACATGAGTTTGTATATTCATTCTTTTTTCTGTCTGTTTCATAACATAAATTTGCTGTCAAGAAAACAATTATAAAAAGATTACTTGATATACTTTATACACATGTTTAAATTAGATCTCACCCAAAAATTACAAATCAAGGAGATATTATGGAAAATCAAGAAGTATTGAAGGCTATAGCTACCCTTGCTGATAA